TAAGGAGAATGGGCCGTTGTCGATAAGTACGGGTTGCTTGATGAATGGAACCCCCTCACCGAGGACGGTGATGCTTTCCGGCTGGCTGTGAAGTTGGGGATGGACGTGGAGATTGGTATAACGTTTTCATGGGCATGTGCAGAGAAAGGAAATCGCGGCGGTCACTCCGTGCCGACGCACGGCGACCCACTCACCGCCACCCGCCTTGCCATCGTCCGCGCTGCTGCTGAAATTGGAAGGACAATGCCGTGAACATACTTTTTGGGTTGAGTTTTTTCCTAAACGTCATTGCTATTTTGTTGTTCTTTGTCGTCAATGATGCGGGCTGGCTTATTTATATCAATTTGATTGGCGCAGTCTTTTGTGGTTGGGTTCTTAACCCTGCCGCAGCGCAGCCCGCAGGCGAAGTTGTCGTCACAAAGAACGAATCCGGCCAGATCGTCGCTGTGACTCGCCAGGATGAAGAAGGACGCATCTTGTCGGTGATCGCTGAGTCGGACGCACCGCAGCCCGCCGCGCTGCCGGAGCTTTCGGATGCGGAGATTCTGCGCATAGCGGAATCAGTGCCAGATAAAGACCCAACATTGACCCAGCCCGCATCGTGGGGGCATGGGTTTCGAGAGAACGCAGACGGCAAATACATGATCCCGAACGTCCTCCCATACGTGACAGTAGCTTTCGCCCGCGCCGTGATCGCAGCCCTGAAAGGCAAGCAATAGTTTTACACCATGACAAAATTTGCAGGAAAGTATAAAGCTTCTATTGTTCTTAAAGATGTGCCTGCAACGCTTGTAGTGGGTGCCAACATTCCACTATTGCCTGACAAACCCAAAATGGTCTATCAACCGCACGGAGGTACAGCAAAACCAGTGCCCAAATACACAGGTACAGAAATTCTCGGTATTGGTACGCTGCATAAAAGCAACGCGCAACCAATCTTTTCTAAACAAGCGGCAGAAGATATTGCCAAAATGCGGAGAAACTAATGCAAAAGCTTATGCTTGTCCGTGGCCTGCCTGGAAGTGGAAAAACAACCTATGCAAAATCGTATGAAGGGTTTTATCACGTTGAAGCTGACATGTTTTTCGTTGGCACAGATGGGGTATATCGTTTTTCTCCTTCTAAATTAGGTGAAGCTCATACATGGTGTCAGAGACAGGCTGCTCTGGCTCTTGAGCGCGGGGATAGTGTTGTGGTTAGTAACACATTCACTCGCAAGTGGGAAATGGAAGCCTATTTGGATATGGCTGCTAAACTTTCTGTTCCCGTTGACGTAGTGAGCCTGCAACCTGCTAAACTTTTTCCCAATCTTCATGGAGTGCCTAACGAAGCAATTTCTAAAATGCGTTCTCGTTGGGAGTTGTTTCCTGGAGAAAGGGTTGTGTGACCAAGTACAATATTACAGCCATTGTAAAAGATAAACGAGGGAGAATCCTTGGTGTTGGAAGGAACAGTTATGTCAAAACCCATCCCCTTATGCAAGAAGCAAGTGTTGCAACACGCTCTAAGAGCCGCATCTTTCTTCATGCTGAGGTTGCCGCACTACTCAAGGTCAAGGATTGGAGCCGCGCGCATTCCATTGAAGTGGTCCGATTCGATAAGCAAGGAAATCCCGCACTAGCAAAGCCCTGTGCTTGCTGTGAATATGTCATCAACCAAACCGCAATCAAGAAAGTGATTCATACATGATTTGTCATTCATGTGAAACAATGTATCCAGATATGTGTAAAGACTGCTATGAAACAGTGCTTGCACAAATTCCACAGGAATTTCTGGATGAAGATGAAAAACTCTATTTACAACATCGTAAAACATATGTTGGAAGTGGAGAAGATGTTCAACTTGAAATGATGGAACAATGATTAACATTTTTATTCCGGGTACAAAAGAAAAGCCAAAGAGCTATTCTGTGACCAACACGGTCTATCAACCAACGCAGCACGCAGGGCAGGATTCTCTACAGTACGAAATTTCTCGTCGAGAATCTGTTGTTCGTGAGCTTGCACGAAATTGTCCTTTTAAACCAGGGGACACAGCTAAGCCAATTAGTCCTGCTGCACAGGCTAAATGGGGCACCAAAATTCTAGTGCAAAAGATTTGCAGTAGTTATGCTCATCTAGGCAAAGATGAGAAATGGCCTAGCAATGACAATCCCATGATTATCACTGCATGGTCCCATGACAAGAAAACCACCTTCTTCTGCACAACCAATTTTCTAGAAAAGGTATAAGATGATTGCAGGATATGCAGATTACCCTGGTTATGGAAACACTCCACATGGGGGCGTGAAAGGTTTCTATAAACTGTTCAGTCGTGGTGAAAGTTTACATGGACGTAAAACGCTAGAAGGCATTGATGCTATCATCCTATGGGGTGGTATGGATGTTGGTTCTTCTATTTATGGAGAAGAATGCTATTTAGGCCCACAACATGCAAACAATACTCCATCCCATCGAGATATTTTTGAATGGGGCATTCTTAAACTAGCCTACGAAAAAGGTATGCCAGTCATTGGTGTATGTCGTGGTGCGCAGCTTATGTGTGCTTTTGCTGGAGGTAAGCTGGCACAAGATGTTTCAGGACACCATGCCAATCATGCGGTGAAAGCATCAGATGGCACCATTTTTAATGATGTTAGCAGCAGTCATCATCAAATGATGTATCCGTATGACAATACGGAACATGAAGTGCTTGCAACTACGCTTTCGCCATTATCCGCCTATTACAAAGGACTGACAGACAATGAAGCAGAAACTGTAAAACAAAAAGGTGAACCTGAAGTAGTGTATTTCCCACAGCTTCGTGGCATTGCTATTCAATCTCATCCTGAATGGCACAACTACGATAAATGGTCTTCCTCTAACTCAGCAGGAGCAGAGAAGTTTAACGATTGGCTTTATTCTTTAATTGAACAAAATCTTTTTAAAGGAAAGTAAAATGCGCCTTGGTGCTGATCCCGAAGTATTTTTGCAAGACTTGGACGGAAAGCTTATTTCCGCTCTTGGTCGAATTGGTGGTAGTAAGTTTGAGCCTAAGCAGCTTGACAACTATCCCAAAGGCTACACTGTTCAAGAGGACAATGTAGCAATTGAATTTGGTATTCCTCCTGCCAAAACCCAAAGTGGTTTTGTCAATAGCATCCGCAAAGTAATGCAAGGAGGTCTATCAATTGTGGACCCGCAGCAGCTAAGGTTTAGCAATCTCTCTGCTGCTGTGTTTCCAAAGGAAGAACTTCAACATCCCCTAGCATTTCAATTTGGCTGTGAGCCAGATTTTGATGTGTGGGCTATGAAAGAAAATGACAAGCCTGAGCCTCCTGTGCCAGAGTTTCGCTGTGCTGGTGGACATGTGCATATGGAAACCCAGGAAGACCCAATTAAAATGGGAAGGGCCTGTGATTTATTCATGGCAATTCCTTCTATGCTTATGGATAAGCTTGGTGGAGAGCGACGACAATTTTACGGTAAGCCTGGGGCGATTCGTTTCAAGCCCTATGGCCTAGAATACCGAGTGCTTAGTAACTTTTGGGTGTTTGAAAAGAAGTATATTGATTGGGTATGGCGTACTGCCCATCAAGCAGAGCAGTTTGTTAAGGGTGGCGGTGAAGTTCCAGACGCTGTTCCTGACATTATCCTAAGCAACAAAGCTTCTTTGGCTTCTCACATGGTAAAGGAGTACAATTTAGATGTTTGTCTCTAAAGAAAATTGGCAAGATGGTGAAAAATACTTTGCCGGATGTTACATCAAAGTAAAAGAGTATGGTGATACTCTATGTAAGGTGATTAAGGTCACTGAAGAAGCAATTTGGTGTGAAGATGAGCATGGCAATAATGTTTGCATTGAGCTTGATGGTGCAGTGACAGGCAAGGTCGGATACGACCTTGATTACATTCTCCCCAAACGTGCCTTCTTTCAGTTGGGAGACTTTGCTTGTTTTCTAAACCGCATCCCTGCTCGCATGTGGAAGAAAGGCCTGTGCAAACAAAACACATCTCTTTATCAAGTAACCCATGTGGGAGCTTTTGCACCAGCTTCTCTCACGTTTGAAAATCTTCATGCTTATGTGCATAAGCCATTCTATTCTCCCACAATTTCTTTAGATGGTGTATACTCTAAAGCACTTTCTCCTCGCTTTGCTTTAACTAAAGATGGCACTTTGTTGCTAGATATGACAAAGATTGGTCAACTTACAGGAACTAAAACAATTCTTGTAAAGAAAATCTTTGTTCCTGAAGTAAGTAAGCTTCTTCCTGAAACTGTAGTGAAAGGTATTTGATGAGCACAGTAAATGAAGTTTTTGGGCATGATCTTAAGGGCTTGTTTTTTGGTACGGAATATGAAATTGAAAGTATTGTTTCTCACGAAAACATCGGTAATTTAGGTGTTTATGTAGAACAAGACCATTCTTTACGCAATAATGGGTATGAATACAAAACCAAGCCACTGACATATGAAGCTTCTCTTAAGATGTTTGAAAAGCTTCACAGCACAATTAAGTATAAGCAAGAACAAGCCTTTTCAGATCGTACTTCCATTCATGTTCATATGAATGTAGGTAGTTTGTCAACACATCAAGTAAAACAATTGGTGATGTTTTACACACTACTGGAACCACTGTTCTTTTCTTTTGTTGGCTCTAAACGAGAGCACAGTATTTTCTGTGTACCCCTTACTCATACAGCATTGTCTAAAAACTATTCAAGTCCAATTGAAAAGCTTGTGAGTGTTTGGAGTAAATATACAGCATTCAACATTCTTCCACTAAAGCAATTTGGCACTGTGGAATTCCGCCATCTGTATGGCACCAACAATTTTACAACTTATAAAACTTGGCTTTCTTCTTTGAAAGAGCTTTACGAATACATTGAAGCCAATCCCGAAGTTCACATCAATAAACTGCTAGGAACACAAGTTGATCTTGGTGTATTAGCTAAGCAAGTAGTGCCATCATTATCCTATGGCCTTACCAATAAGGAGATTACCGAAAAGCTTTCTGACACTGTTCTTGATGTAAAACTTTCTTCTGGAGGACTTTAAATGACACTTCGGGCTTGCACATCTGCAATGGTAGGTGGCTGTGGTATTAACATTCTTTATGGGTTTGAAGCACCCTCTACTTACTGGCAAAAATTAAACTACCATTTCCCCATTCTTAGTCAAGGGACTGGTTTTACTATTGCAAATTTTGTAAATGAAAACAATTGTAAAAAAACATATAAAGTGCTGTCGTCTCGTTATCCCATTGTTTACCAATCTCCTGTAAGGAAAAACAGGCGTAGTGGTAGAGATGGATTTTTTGTTGTGTTTGATACTTCAAAGAAAGGTTCATAATGTGTGGTATTGTAGGACTGGTAACAAATAGCCAGTTTGGTGGCATCACTAAGGAAATGCAAGCCTTTAGTGATTTGCTTTATATGGACGCTCTCCGTGGCTTTGATTCCACCGGGGTTGCGGTCTATCAAAATGACGGTGGTTTGCGCATCACCAAAGAAGCTGTAGAAGCTTCTGCTTTCATTGGTTCTAAAGAATACGACGATATTTTTAAGGACTATGTAAAATGTGGTAAAGCCATCATCGGACACAACCGCAAGAAAACTATTGGTGCAGTGAAAGATGAAACTGCTCATCCTTTTCTAGTTGACAATCGTTATGCCTTTGTGCATAATGGTACATTGTACAACCATCAAAAGCTTGCAAAAACAGAAGTAGACAGTGAGGCTCTAGCACAGCATCTAGTTCCCTTAGAGGGAGATGTAGAAAGTATTGGGCAGGCTCTTGGTGATGTTTATGGGGCCTATGCCTGTGCTTGGATTGATGCTAAGAAGGAAAAGCTCTATTTGCTACGCAATAAAGAGCGAACGTTGTATTATGCCAAGTTTGATGGTGGCTGGCTCTTTTGCTCTGAGCCCGGCTTTCTAAAGCTGTCATTTGTGCGGCATGGTATGAAAGTTGAAGATCCAATTATTGTTCCTGAGCATACCTTGGTGTCTTTTGATTTAGCAATCAATAACATTCAACCAGTACAGGAGAAAATTGAAGTAAAAAAAGTATCGGTCAGCAGCACCACAACGGCGTCCTCGCTTGCTGGCCTTACGATGGGGACGAGTATTGGGGTCTCTAAAAATGCTTTTAAGAAGCTCTCCAAGCAAAACAGTTTAGTAGGCAAACGTCATTCATTCTACATGGATGACTATATTCCGAAAGTAGTTGGTGATCCTAAGCCCACTAAATGGATTGTGTTTGGTAAGTCTTTTCGTCTCCCCTTTCCCCATAAATTTGTTGTGGACATTTCTAACGCAACAGAAGAAGAGATGATTGATTTTTACCCGGATGTAATGTTTGATGCTCATGTTACGTCTATGACTTACGATCCCAAGGAAAAGACCATTGTGTTTCATGCCAATGCTCCAAGTTTCCATGTACCTTCAAAGGAACCAAATGAAGAAAGTAAGACTGCTCTCCACTAATCTAAAAAGTGGAAGCTTAAAGCGCATCGCCGAAGGTCTATCAAAAAAGCTAGGCTACAAAGTTTGGCGAAGCAGTGTTCAAAAACCCAATAGGATTCATTATCTTTATGGCGATTGTAAAGACAAGCTATACCAATATCAGTGGTTCGAGACTAATGGAGTACCGGGCGTACCATTTACAACGGACGCTGCGGTTGCGAAAGAGTGGCTTAAAAAACACACTGTCTTGGGACGACAGCTACTCCAATCTTCAGAGGGAAAGGGCATTGTTATTTGCGAGCCTAATTCAGCGCTTACAACTGCCAAAGTTTGGACAAAGTACATCCCAAAGAAAAGAGAGTATCGCGTTCATGTCTTCGGAGACAAAGTTGTACAAGTCCTAGAGAAACGCCGTAAGAAAGGTGTTTACAATGGTGAAAGCAAAATTCGTAACACGGCTAACGGATATGTGTTTTGTTCGCAGGACGTTTGGGAGCCAGAAGGTTTACGTGATCTCGCTCTCAAAGCCTCTAAAGTTACTACTAGCCATTTTAAGGGTGTAGACATTGGTTTTAACGAAAAGAAAAACCAAATGTTTGTTATTGAAGTAAATAGTGCCCCCGGTATCGAGGGTTCCAATGTTGATAAATACGTCGAGACAATTACAAATGCTGCATAAAGTTGTTCTAAAGGATTTCCCCATCTACGCTGAAGAAGGTCAGCCAAACCCCCTACGTTGGTATATTCTAAAACCTACGGGCCTCAATACCTTCGAGAATGTTTCTGCTATCATTAAGTGTAAGGACTTCTTTAACGATTTAGCTTACACTTTACAAACAGGTAAAAGCTTTGGTATCTATGGTTTCAATGCAGGAACTATGGGTTTAAAGAAAGATCAGCCTATTTACATGCTTTTAACTGAAACCACTCAAAACTTTAGGCATAATCTTGGAGTGATGAATCAGTGGCTTGCAAGTCAAAACATTCCTCCTGTAACGGAACAAGATTCCACTAAGGGACTTGTCCTTTGTTTTGATCCTTGGTATTGGAAGAATACCTATCGCATCTCCCTCATCTCTCTCATTGTGCGGTTGATGAATGTTGATACCAAGTTTGGTAGTTTTGATGAGGTTGTAAAACACACACAGTTTGCTCCAAAGGATCAAGCCAAATGGACTGCGGTTGTAAAGAAGAATATCTTCTTTAATGTGCCTAAGAAGTTTGATAAATATGTTTGGTATTGTGGTCCAGAGTACAATTCAGAAAAAGAACCAAGTCACGTGAGCACTTATGTACATAACAATGGTGTTCTAAGTTGGAGTGCTGTAGTATGATGCATCGACGACCAGAACTTGACACCAAGAATCCTCCCGGTCAAATTGTCAATCCCATTCCTCAAACTCTCAATGAGTTTATTCGAGAAGAATTGACAAAAGATCCAGATGTTCTTGATCCTCCTAAACCTGAATCTGTAGAGGATGCCTATCTTCGTGGATACAATGATGGTATTAAAGAAGGTTTTCAACGTGGTATTAAATGGATGCGAGGCAATTAATGCCCTATGCTTCTCTCTTTTCTACGAGTGTCCCACAAATTAGTCGAATTTTAAACAATAAAATTTGGCAGGAGGTATTATAAAATTCGCTGTGATTGTTGCAATAGACGTCTCAATGACTATGAAGCTACCCTAAAGAGTAAAGAATTTGGAGTGTATATGAATACATGTGTTTCTTGTCTCAAGGATTTGGGTATTGAAACAGTGGGACGTGATGAGCTTGCTCCCAAATCTACAATGGAAGATGTAGTTTCTGAAGACTTCTCTCCTGATACTATTCAAGATACTGACTACTATCGGGATATTGAACGACTTCTTTATGATGATGATATGGGGGACCATTGAGTGAATTCCTACTTCACACTTCCTGTCCGAATTGTGGAAGTTCTGATGCTCGTGCTGTCTATCTCGGGGGCAGCAGTTGGTGTTTTAGTTGCCATCACTACACTAGGGGTAAAATAGATGCCAACAGTTTCAGCAACGAAAAAAGGTCTATCAAAGAAGTACGGCCACTCCCTGAAGACCTTGGGCAAGCCTACAGCGCCCAAGCCCTTGCCTGGACCTCCTCCTATCAAATTAAAACGGAGGAGCTACTCAGGAACGATGTTTACTATTCTGAACGACAACATCGGATGTACTTTATCTGGAGAGATGGTAGCGAAAGGATTTGTGCTTGGCAAGCCCGCAACTTCCTCTCAAAGCCCAAGTACATCAGTAGTGGCAGCCTCGAAGAAGTCTACCCCATTTACTACTGTAAAACAAATGAAGATTCATTGGCCGGACCTGGATTACCTGGAATCTCTAGAACAGGAACTCTTGTCCTAACAGAAGATTGTTTGTCGGCCATTAAAATCGCCCGTCAGAGCGATGCAATGCCCTGTTTGACTAGCACCCTATCACCTACCAAATTAAATCGCTTGGTGAGGCTTTACGGGGCCTTCGTGGTGTGGTTAGATGGCAATATGTTTGACAAGGCACAAGCAATGGCACGACAACTACAAGTTTTAGGGGCTAACGCTAGGGCAGTCTACACTCCCCTCGACCCTAAATGTTATGATGATGGTAACATTTGTAATATTCTCTTGACAGGAAAGCTTTTATGAGATATAATATTTGCTTTCTTTCTTTCCTGAATCGACAGGGCTATCTTCCAAAAGCATGGGGGGTAGGGGGGCATTTCTTTCTTTTGGTTGCATATTTATAAAGGTAGTTATGCCAACAGTCTTTCTAACAAGTGATACTCATTTTGGACATTGGGGTGTATGTAAGTTTCTACGGAGTGATGGTACTAAACTACGTCCGTGGAATACTCCAGAAGAAATGGACGAGGCTCTTGTAGCCAATTGGAATGCCGTTGTAAAGCCTACTGATAAGGTATATCATTTAGGGGATGTAGTAATCAATAGAAAAGCTCTTAAAACCCTTGAAAGACTTAACGGGGATAAGGTACTTATTAAGGGCAACCATGACATTTTTAGACTTAGCGAGTATTCAGTTTACTTTAGGGATATTCGGGCTTATCATGTTATGGATAAGCATATTCTTTCCCACATTCCTGTTCATGAATCACAATTCCCGCGTTTTTGTGCTAACATTCATGGGCATCTCCACAGTAATGTCCTTCCTGACAGCAGGTACATTAATGTTTGTGTAGAACAAACCAACTTTACACCAATTCCTTGGGAAACAGTGAGACAACATCATGAATGCTAATGACATTTATCTTTTAATTATGAAAGATAAAGATGATTTTTGGACAGCTTTTTACGTCCATTTAAATGAATTTGGAAAAATTCAGCAGGACATTTCCCATAGTATCAAAAAAACAGGTACCTCTAATTTTGGATATCTTATTAACGAGAATGTAAATATTGCTCCTGGTTTAAAGCAATTATTATTTGCTAGTAAAATTCCCTATAATACTTGGGAAAAAAGATTTACTCTAAATCATGATTTTGCATATAAACGTTTAAAAGAACATTTTTCAGGAGTAATTAGTCCACAAATTCTTGTAGAGTATTTTCAGAATAGGGGAATTAATACTTATTCTCTTGAAAACTATATTGAAACAATTGAAATTCCAACACCAATTAAATACAAAATCTTAAATGTTCCCTCATCTTTCGATAATCAAATTCTGTTTAAAGAAGCCCCAATTTCAATTTGTTAGTAAGTATTTAGATGCTTCAGATTTTCCTGAAGAACTTCAGAATATTTATCGTGCAGTTGAAGGGTTTCATAAAACAAGTGATGGGGATATTTCTGTACTTGATCTAGCAGGGCTTCTATACACTCCCAATCCTGCTAGGATGGAAGTAATTAACACTTCCTTAGATACTCTAGAGAAAGTCGTTCCAAATGAAGAACTCACTCTAGACCTCATCAATAAAATTAAACGTACCAAAGTTTTACGAGAGCTTTCTCTTGCAGCTTATGAAGCAGCAGAAGGTCGTAAAACATATGAATCTGTTCAGGAGGTGCTTAGTCAGCTAGATAAACCAGATGTAGAGGAAGAAGAAGATGATTTTGTAGAAGAAGGTTTATCAGATTTAATTGAACAAACCTATAAACAGCCGGGTCTTCGATGGCGAATGGATTGTTTAAATAAATCGTTAGGCTCATTACGACAAGGTGATTTTGGTTTTGTATTCGCCCGGCCAGAAACAGGCAAGACAACCTTTCTTGCTTCTGAAGTATCTTTCATGGCAGAGCAAACAGATCGTCCTGTCATTTGGTTTAACAACGAAGAAGGTGGTAAGAAAGTAAAGATTCGGGTCTATCAAGGATCGCTTGGTGTTGAGCTTGACCAACTAGCTGTTGATCCTGATGGTAAAGAAAAAGAATATCTAGCCCGTACAGGCAATCGAATTAAAATTGTTGACCGCAAAGCAATTACCAAAACCTTTGTAGAAAACATTTTAAAGAAGTATAAACCTGCTCTTGTACTGTTTGACCAAATTGACAAAATCATTGGTTTTAAAGCAGACCGAGAAGACCTTATGTTGGGTGCTATTTATCAATGGGCGCGTGAACTTGCAAAACAATATTGCCCTATCATTGGAATCTGCCAATCCGATGGTACTGGTGAGAATGTACGCTATCTAACGATGAGCCATGTAGCTAATAGCAAAACAGCTAAGCAAGCCGAAGCTGATTGGATTCTTGGTATTGGTTGTATTCATGATACAGGATGGGAAGAAATCCGATTTTTAAACATTAGTAAAAACAAGCTGCAAGGTGATATTGATACTGATCCTAAACTACGTCACGGACGTTTTGAAGTGCTTATTCAACCCTCAATTGCTCGTTACAAAGATATATAATGGAAATCTCTTACAACATTCTATGTGAAAAGAATCCGTTCTTAAAAGAACTTCAGAGTACTTTTCAAAATCTTCACTTTGATACTACCCTTGCGGGTGGTTGTTTACGGGACACTCTTCTAGATAAGCCTATCGATGATTATGATGTTTGGTATTGTGGAAACTTTCCTTTACATCAATTAGCAGCTCTTGGATTTGAATTTACTCCCTTACCAGCTAATCCTTATCCTGAAGGTGAATGGAAGCTCACACACAATGCTGTGTGGCAAGGGAGAAAAATTCAATTCTTAAAATGTAAAAATTCTACTTCAAGACATGCTATTATCAATAAGTTTCCAAACTCTATTGGTAAACTTGCGATGTATTGGGAACATGTAGGTATTATTGGAGTAAAAGAATTTAAGAAAAGTGTAGAAAATAAAACAATTGTTTGGGATGGTGTTTATGTAAATCCAAAATATCTAGGGAAAATTGTAAAGAAGTATCTAGAGTGGAATCATACATACAAAGTAGGCTTTACACAAGAAAAGCCAGTTGACTTAGAAGAAGAAATTGATGATTTAGTAAATCCTTTTTCTTCCCCAACAAGTTTCTTCAAAGCACCAGAACCTAAGAAATATCGTATTCTGAACGCTTCTAAAGAGCTTTATAAAGAAAAGGTAATGTGGTAATGGCTACTTTCTACTATTATCCCGATCTAAATTCTAGTATTATAGCTTATTTTGACTCTTGGATTACTAATAATGTTTATAAGGATGATACTGTAAAACAATATCCAAAAGAAAAGGATAAAAAAGTGTTTTTAATTCTCAATAGCAAAGAAAAAAGTTATAAAGTTGCTCCTGATGATTGTCACTTCTGATTGGGAAGTAACTACATCAAACAATGGAAATCCTTTTGATGTAACAAACAAACCAGTGTGTCTTGGCTGGAAAGAAGATGATGGAGCTACAGAGGTTGTATGGGACAATTGGGAAAGTCTATCTCCCGACCTCTGTACTCTACATGTGTTCTTTAATGCCAAGTTTGATTTACATTGGTATAAAAAACTAGGTATCACTCTGCCTCAACGAGTGTGGTGCTGCCAACTAGCTGAGTTCGTTCTAGAGGGTCAAAAAAATCGCTACCCTTCTCTCGAACAAGCAGCCATTAAATATTTGCTAGGTCATAAACTCGACATTATTAAACTTGAGTATTGGGACAAAGGTATTGACACAGATGCTATTCCAAAAGAACTATTGGAAGAATATACAAAACAAGACTGTGACTTAACCTACCAAATCTATCTAAAACAAAAAGAGCAGTTTCTTCAAGACCCTCAGCTATTTCGTTTATTTCGTCTTCTATGTTTAGACCTACTTGTACTACAGGAAATGGAATGGAATGGCCTGATGTTTGATGAGGCGCTCTGTAAGCAGAAAGAAGAAGCCGTTGCTGCCGAAATTCAGACAATTCAAAAACAACTCTCCGCTGTTTATCCTGACCTTTCCATTAATTTTAATAGCGGCGATCAGCTTAGCGCTTTTCTTTACGGTGGGCCTATTGTTGAAGAGTATAAAGAACACATTGGGTTTTACAAAACCGGAGCAAAAGCAGGAGAACCAAAGTACCAAACAAAGGAGCGCATCCACCAACTACCCCAATTGGTAAAACCTCTTCCTAAAACACAGCTTAAGAAAGATGGATATTTCAAAACAGATGAAGGTACTTTACGTAAACTTAAAGGCACAAAGCAAGTAAAGAAGTATATTGAACTTCTCTTACGTCTTTCAGAGCTAGAAAAACTTAACGGCACCTATTATAAAGGTATTCCAGCAACTAACAAAGAAATGAATTGGCCCTCTCAAGAATTGCATGGGCAGTTTAATCAGTGTGTTGCACAAACAGGCCGCCTTAGTTCTAGTAAACCCAATCAACAAAACTTTGCAGACGACTGCTTAGATATCTTAGTGAGTAGATATGATTCATGATACACATGAGTTTTACTTTGAAGATTTTGTAAATGATGTTTCTAAATATCTAAAACAACATGAAAAAGAATTTATTGTTTATTCTGTAGATCCTTGTACTGCCTTAGCTCAAGTTGATATAAACAAATTAGCTGTTAAATTAGCACAATTTTGGCAAGAAAGTTTTATTTATGAGTGAAGATATTAAATGCTATTTAGATTCATTAGAAGAATGGGGAGAAATTACACAACAAGAAAAGCAATTCTTCCTCGGTTGGTGTAAAGAAGGAGGAGATGATTTTATTAAAGTGCTGACTCTTTTAGTTTTAGAAGCAACGTGTTAATTGGCGCCGATGCAAGCCAGCTTGAGTGGCGCACCATTCTTGAGCTTAGTCAAGACCAAATAGGAATAGCAGAGGTACTTAACGGTGAAGATACTCACAGCCTCAATCAAGTGGCTTTTAATCTTCCTTCTCGACTCATTTCTAAGATTTACCTATTTCGTACTATTTTCCGTGGAAGTGGGTATTCTTTTAGTGTCGATCCTAATTTTATGCATGTATCTTCTGATGCGGCATATTGGGATAACGTAAACAAACTGTTTTACGAAAAGTATGAAGGAATTGACGATTGTCACAACGATTGGAAAATACAAGTATTCAATGGAGAGCCCATTGTAGGACCATTGGGACGCTTTTGGAAAATTGAACCTTTTAATCAATATGGTAAAATCAATTGGAGTGTTTTTACCAATTACCCAGTGCAAGGCACTGGTGCAGATGTGATGGCTCTAGCAAGAGTATCATTTAAAAACAAGCTAAGAAAGGCAGGTCTATCAAACGTTGTGCTATTGGTATCGTCTGTTCACGATAGCATCGTTGTTGATGCGCCTTCCCAATACCTACATGATGTAGCAAAACTGTTCTTTGAAACCTTTAAAGACCTTCAAGCAAACATCAAGAAAGTGTTTGACTACGACTGGAAAGTCCCTCTTGCTTGTGAGGTTAAGTATGGTCCAAACATGAAAGAAATGACTAAGTATGTGTAACAATTGTAAAAGTAGTACACTTCTTATCTATATTATGGTATAATAATTGTATTATAAGGAAATATATATGAGTAAAGGAAGTAGGCCAAGGCCAATCGAGAACAAAGAAGAGTTCGATAAGAATTGGACTAAAGTCTTTGGTAAAAAGAAAGATGTAGTTAAAGAACGTGAAGAAGCTCTGCAAGAGCTAGCATGTATGTCCCAGGAAATGGGTTTGTATGAAGAAAAGGAAAGTAAATAATGCAATTTTCTATTGAGGTATTTAACCTCACTCGTGAGACTAAGCCCACCGCTAAGGGTGGTAGTTATGTTCTACTGGATGTAGCTTTCAAGAATCTTACCTCTGGTAAAACTGAAGGTAAAAAGCTATTCCCTTTTGGTGATTCAGAAAAAGCTTATAAGATTCTGAATGATGCAAAAACTGGTAGTCAATTTACCATCACCGCAGAGAAAGGTGCTCCCAATGCACAAGGCCAGAGCTTCTGGAATTGGGTTGAAGTAGCACCAATTGCTCCTGGTGCGGTAGCCTCAGCGTCAAGTAAGGCCGCTACGGCCCCTAAATCGACGTATGAGACTCCAGAAGAGCGAGCACGTAGGCAGGTACTCATTGTCAAGCAATCGAGCCTTAGCGCGGCTGTAGCGCTGCTTACGATTGGGGCTAAAACCCCACCCAACCTAGAGAGTGTCACTGGCCTAGCTCAGAAGCTCACAGATTGGGTTCTAACAGATAAGGTAGAAAGCCTTATGGAAATGCAAAACGATTTAACCTTTGATGATGTGGAGGTACAGTAATGTACGTAGTTTTTAAGGGCACAGTGCCCGCTGGTAACAAGAAGTTTTCCACTTACGAAGCTGCCCGTCAATGGGTACGCAAATACATTCGTAAGACCAATCAACGTGCTACAAATTTCTTTGGGGACATTTGCTGGACAAGCAATCCTATGATTGGTGACTTCGGTTATTCAATCCGAAAGGTCTAATGACTAAAAAAGCTCGCTACCCAATTCCAAATACCTTTGATTTAGGTGGAATTACTTGGCTAGTAGAAGAGCTTGATGTAATTCCTGGAGCAATGGGAGCCGCTTCTAGCGCAGATGCTAAAATTGTGCTGCTAAAGAATCTTCCACCAGAAGTTAAATTCCAAACTTTTCTACATGAGCTAAATCATGCTATTATGTTTACAATGGGAAAAAGTGCTGACCAGCATGATGAACAATTTGTAGATGCTCATGCAACCCTTTTCATGCAATATTTAAAGACAGCAAAATGATTGCCTTGCTCGATTCCGACATACTGGCATACAGGTGCTCTGCATCCGCAGAAAACGATCCTCCTGAAATTGCTTGTATACGTCTAGATGAGTTTGTCCGTCGCATTCTATATGAAACCAATGCTTCTAGCTACATTGGTTATCTAACAGGAGAGGATAATTTTCGTTACACAATTTATCCTGAGTATAAAGCACATCGTAAAGATAAGCCTAAACCAAAGCATCTAGAACTTGTAAAAGAACGTCTGATTAAAGAATGGGGTTGTAAGGTTACAGATGGTATTGAAGCAGACGACGCTCTTGCCATTGATCTTACAGCAGAAGGCGATAATGCTATTCTGTGTTCCATTGATAAAGATTTTCTTCAAGTAGCAGGAAAACATTACAACTTTGTAAAACAAACAACTACAACAGTGAGTCCTTTAGATGGACTTAAATCGTTTTACACTCAGCTAATCACAGGAGATAGCACAGACAACATTCCAGCCTTTGATGGGAAATTTAGAAACACTGTACCTAAATTTGTACAGAGACTCCTAGACCCAATTCAGGAAATGACAAATGAACTAGAAATGTACAAGTATTGCCAAGACATTTGGAATGACAACACTCTAATGCATAGGAATGCCCATTGTCTGTATTTACTAAGGAAAGAGAATGAGCATTGGCAACCACCTACAACAACGGAAAATGGACAGCCGGACGAATGCGAGGATTCATCGTCTCTGCATTACGAAACGCCTCAAGAAGATGGCCTCCTAAGTACGAAACCTTAAATGCAGCAAAGACAACCAAGAAAGTTAACAAAAAAACAAAACGGATTGCTCAGCATTTTAAATGTGCCTCTTGTAAAAAAGAGTTCCCCCAAAAAGAAGTACAGGTGGATCACATTATACCTGTAGCTGCTAATGCCACAACTTGGGATGACTATATTAACAATCTCTTCTGTGACAGCGACAACCTACAAGTTCTTTGTATTGGCTGCCATAAAAAGAAAACAGTGAAAGAAAAAAATGAAAGTAAATAAAACAATTGAGCTTCCAAACGGCACAGTACAATTTCAAGGGGAGCTTTCCGAAGAAGAACTAGATACTGTTCTAGCGTATGGTTTAAACACTCTCTTAGCTTTAGGTGCTATTAACACAACTATGTCTCCTCAACAGCTTCTAGATACAGACAATGAAGATGAAGGTTCTACAAAACTACAATGAAGATTCTTGTAATTCCAGATACACAAATTCGTCCCGGTGACAGTTTGGAGTTTCTACATCATATTGGGCGTTATATTGTTGATAAGCGTCCTGATTGCGTTGTATGCTTGGGCGATTTTGCTGATATGGCTTCTCTTTCCAGCTACGATGTGGGAAAGAAATCCTTTGAAGGCAAGCGTTATACAAAAGACATTGCAACTGCCAAAATGGCTATGGAAGTACTTCTTGACCCAATCAATGAGTATAACAAACAAGCTAAAGCAAATAAGCAAAAGCTTTATAAACCACGTAAAGTGATGCTGCTAGGCAATCATGAAAATCGTATTAACAGAGTAGTAGAAAGTGATGCAAAACTTGAAGGTGTTCTCAAAATTGAAGACTTGGGGTACAAAGAATTTGGATGGGAAGTGTATCCCTTCCTTGAAGTTGTCCTCATCGGCGGTGTTGCTTTCAGTCACTATTTTACTAGCGGTATGCTCGGCAGGCCTTGTGCTAGTGCTGCGGCCCAACTGAGTAAGAAGCATATGAGTTGTGTGGCAGGCCATCAACAAGGCTTGCAAATTGCAACCTCCCATCGAGCAGATGGAACACGTCTTACTTCAATCATTGCAGGAAGCTGCTATGAACACAATGAGGACTACCTTGGTCCACAAGGAAACAATCATTGGCGAGGAATCATCATGCTTCATGATGTACAAGATGGAGCTTTTGATTTAATGCCTATTTCTCTAAACTATGTGAAAGCACGTAAATGAGTAACGCAAATAAAATTCAATATGGTGGCACTCACTATAAACAATTTACCAACTTTGAACCCTGGGATGTAATCACTGCATGGGACTTAGGATATTTAGACGGAACTGCCGTTAAATACCTTGCTCGTTGGAAGCATAAAGGTGGTGTGGAAGACCTTAAGAAAGCCAAGCATTTTATTGAAAAGGCTATCGAAGTAGAAGAAGGAAAACAACATGAGTCTTTTAACACTACAGATCGTATTTATGCTTCTGTATGGAATTACGCAGACAGCTTCCGTGTGGATGACAAGATGGACGAAACTACAAAAGCCTGCTGCAAGCTTGGCTGTGGTTCTCCTCCTCTGTAACATTGGTTTGCTTACCTATTCACTAAACATCACTGACCAAGGTGTTATGTATTTAGCACAAATTATCCAAAAACTGTTGCTACGTGGAATGTAATGTATGTATTTCAATCAAGAAGAACTAGAACAAATGATTGCAGCAAAGCTGTCCCCCGATCAAATCATGGATATTTAAATCTGGATATAAATAAGTTTTTTTTGGATGCTTAGATTTTTTAATGCAGGTAAAAATGCATCCTTCACCATCAAAAAATCCTGCTAAATAGTGTTTATCTATCATGGTTTATTGG